GGCGTACCCGCATGGCTTCGAGCTCGACCACGTGGTGGCCCTGTCGCAGGGTGGCGCGGACGTGGACGCGAACTGCCAGGTGCTGTGCATCGGCACCGACGGATGCCACGAGGCGAAGACCAGGGCGGACCTCGGGCAGCGAACGCGGAGGGGAGGGGGGGTTAAAAGTCCACCGCGCTCCCCGGCGTAAACCGCCTGTCCTCTCACGCACGGATTTTTTCCCCCTCCGCAACTCTCGGTAATCAGCAAATGGCAGGTGTGAAGGGTCGAAGCGGCGGACCGCGCAAAAACGCAGGCGGCGCAAGGCCCGGAGCGGGTCGCAAGCCTAAGGTTGTAGCGCCTGCTAAGGCCAAGAAATCAGCAAATGCGAAGCCGCGCTCCCGGGCAGCAGTGAAGGTCGCCCTCGAGGGCCAGCCGCACGGCGGCGCCCTGAAACGAGCGAAGGCGGAGCCGGTCCTGATCGAAGAACGCGACATGCTGCAGCTCCTACAGGACGTCGCGCTCGGTCGGGTCGATGCGACTGGTCTCCAAGTGAAGGCAGCCATCGCCGCCGTGCAGTACACCCACGCAAAGAAGGGCGAGGGTGGCAAGAAGGACGAGAAGAAGAAGGCAGCATCCGACATCGCTGGCGGACGGTTCGCGCCGACTCCGCCCCCGCCGCGAGCAAGGGCGAACTGATCCGTGGACTGGTCGACCGCTTGCCCGGACTGGGAGGACCGGCTGCGCGCACGGGAGTCGATCATCCCGCCGCCGATCTTCCCGGAGCAGGCGGCGATCGCGCTCGCGGTGTTCAAGCAGTTGCGCATTGTGGATGCGCCCGGCAGCCCGACTTTCGGCGAGGCCTGCGATCAGTGGGTGTTCGACTTGGTCGCCTCGATCTTCGGCGCCTACGACGCTGAGTCAGGCCGCCGGCTGATCACCGAATGGTTCGTGCTGTTGCCCAAGAAGAACGCCAAGTCCACCGTGGCGGCCGGCATCATGATGACGGCGCTGATCCTGAACTGGCGCCAGTCGGCCGAGTTCGCGATCCTCGCGCCGACAATCGAAATCGCCGGAAATAGCTACGCCCCGTCGCGCGACATGGCGCAGCGGGACGAAGACCTGGATGCGCTAATGCACGTGCAGACGCACGTGAAGACCATCACGCACCGCGAGAGCGGCGCGAGCCTGAAGGTCGTGGCCGCTGACAACAACACGGTGGGCGGTAAGAAATCCGTGGGGACGCTGGTCGATGAGCTGTGGCTCTTCGGCAAGCAGGCGGACGCGGAGAACATGCTGCGGGAGGCGACGGGCGGACTCGCGTCGCGCCCGGAAGGCTTCGTCATTTTCCTGACGACGCAGTCGGATGATCCGCCCGCCGGCATCTTCCGGCAGAAGCTGCAGTACGCGCGCGATGTGCGCGACGGGAAGATCGTGGACAAGCGCTTCATCCCGATCATCTACGAGTTCCCGGCAGAAATGATCGCGCGGAACGAACACCTCGATCCGCGCAATTTCGGCATGGTGAACCCCAATCTTGGGTACTCGGTGGATGAAGAGTTCCTCGAACGTGAGCTGCGCAAGGCGCAGGTTGCCGGTGAGGAATCGCTTCGCGGCTTCCTAGCCAAGCATTTGAACGTCGAGGTCGGCCTGGCCCTTCGGTCTGATCGATGGGCTGGGGCTGATTTCTGGGAAGGGCAGGGGGATTCGAACCTGACGCTCGATTCTCTGATCGAGCGTAGCGAGGTTGTGACGGTCGGCATAGACGGCGGCGGACTGGACGACTTGCTCGGGCTATCCGTCGTCGGGCGTGAGAAGGAGACGCGGCGGTGGCTCCACTGGGCCCACGCATGGGCGCATCGAATCGTGCTGGACCGACGGCAGGACATCGCGGCCAACCTCATCGACTTCCAGCGCGACGGCGACCTGACCATCGTCGATCGGCCTGGCGATGACGTCGTGCAACTCGCCGACATCGTCTGCCGGCTTCGCGATGCCGAGTTGTTGCCAGAGAAGCTGGCGATCGGCGTGGACGCCGCTGGAATAAATGACATCCTCGACGAGTTGACGATCGAAGAGCGTGGCATCACCGGAGACCAGATCGTCGCCATCTCCCAGGGTTACAAGCTCAACGGTGCGATCAAGTCGACGGAGAGAGTCGTCGCAGGCGGCGAGATGATCCATGGGGCTCGGCCGCTTATGGCCTGGTGCGTAGGCAACGCCCGAGTGGAGCCCCGCGGCAATGCAATCACGATCACGAAGCAGGTCAGCGGGTCCGCAAAGATCGACCCGCTGATGGCGACGTTCAACGCAGTGTCGCTGATGGGGCTGAATCCAGCGTCCACAGGCGGCTCATTCTGGGACGAACAGACTTGAAGATCCTCGACCGACTGCTGGGCCGAAAGGCCGCACAGCTCACCTACGACCAGGTCGCGGATCTGATCGACGGGACTGGCGGCGGCCGCGTGGCCGGCTTCGCCGTGACCGACAAGACCGCGCTGCAGGTCACGACGGTGCTCGCTTGCGTCAAGGCGATCGCAGACGGATGCGCGACGCCCGACCTGCACGTGTACCGCGAGAAGGCGGATGGCACGCGCGAGAAGGCGACCAACATTCCCGAATACCGGCTGCTCAGTCGGCGCCCGAATGAGTGGCAGACGTCGTTCGAGTGGCGCCGGCAGATGACCTTGCATGCCGCGCTGACCGGCACCGGACTGTCGCTGAAGGTTCGCGGGGACAACCGGCGCGTGCGTGAGCTGATCCCGGTCATGCCGGGGCGCTGGGACGTGCGCAAGGTGGCGCGTTACGAGGTGCGCTACCGCTGCTGGGACGAGTTCGGTCTTATCGGTGAGTTCACGCCCGACGAGGTCTTCGTTCTGAACGGCGTGCAATGGGACTGGATGAACAGCCTCAACGCTGTCGTGCTCGCGCGTCATGCAATCGGTCTCGCCATGGCCACAGAGCGGAGCCAGGAGGCCATGCACGCGAACGGCCTTCGGCCGAGCGGTACGTACTCCGTCGAGGGCAACCTCTCGATCGATCAGCATGCGCGGTTGACCGCATGGCTGAAGAAGTCCGCCGGCGCAGAGAACAACGGCATACCGCTGGTGCTCGATCGCGCCGCGAAATGGTTCAGCACTGCGATGACGGGCGTGGATGCGCAGCACGTGGAGACGCGGCGCCTGCAGATCGAGGAGATCTGCCGCGGGTATGGCGTGTTCCCGATCATGGTCGGCCACTCCGACAAGTCGGCGACGTTCGCCAGCTCCGAAGCATTCTTCGGGGCGCACGCGAAACACACCCTGGCGCCTTGGCACCGCGCCTGGACACAGCGGCTCGACGAGACGCTGCTCGACGGTTCGGGTCCGCTGTTCACCGAGTTCGACACGCGCTACCTGATGGCGGGCTCCATGAAAGACCGTGCGATGTGGGCGCGCACGATGGCCGAAATGGGCATCTATACCCGCAACGAAATCCGCGACGAGGAAGGCAAAGACCCACTGCCTGGCCTCGACGACCCGCTGACGCCTTTGAACATGTCCGGCAGCAAGCCGACAGGGGATGACGATGAATAACCGACCGATGCTCGAGCTGCGCGAAGCTCGCGGTGGCCGAGAGGTGCGCTCCTACGTCCTGGAGCTTCGCGCCACCGGTGATGACGGCAGCATCGAGGGCTACGGCTCCGTCTTCGGCGTGCGCGACAACTACGACGACGTGATCGCGCCAGGCGCATTCGCCGCATCGCTTTCCGAGCACAAGGCCGAAGGCACGATGCCCGCGATGCTGTGGCAGCACAACGCGGATGAGCCGATCGGCGTCTGGACTGAGATGGTTGAAGACTCGAAGGGTCTTCGCATCAAGGGAAAGCTCGCTCTCGACACCAGCCGTGGAAAGGAAGCGCATGCGCTTCTGAAGCTCGGCGCGCTCAATGGGCTGTCCATCGGCTTCATGTCGAAGCAGTGGACCTATGACCGCGAAACCGATGTTCGCACGCTCACCGAGATCGACCTCTGGGAGGTCTCGCTGGTGACGTTCCCCGCGAACGAGAAGGCTCGCGTGACGAACGTGAAGGCTGCCGACGCGATGGCAGCCCCGAAAGATGCTGAGCGGATCCTGCGTGATGCCGGATTCAGCAAGGCCGACGCGACGGCATTCGTGTCGCGCGTCATGCGGATGGGAGAAGAGCGGAGTGAGTCCGCAGATTCGACCGCCCAGGCACTGAAGGCAGCCAAGCGGCTGCTCGACACCCTCCAATCCCAAGCAAGGAATACCCCATGAAGATTTTCCAGATCCTCGCGATCGCGGTCGTGATCGCACTCGTGCTCACTGTCGGCAACGCCTCGGCCGATCCGCTGATGCTCTGCGCATGCCTCGTCGCCGTCCCGATGGACGGCATGTCCCGCGATTTCGCCGCGTTCCGTGCACGCCTCGCGCAGGCGGTCACTGTGGGCCTGTACGAAAAGCGCGAGGAGCCGAGCATCAAGTCGGTCGCTGATGCGCTGGACAGGATCGCCACCGCATTCGACGAGTACAAGAAGACCAACGACGAGCGCATCGACGCGATCAAGAAGGGCCAGTCGACCACCGACCTGGACACGAAGCTGGCCAAGATGGACCAGCACATCGACGCCCTGAACGAGGCGAAGTCGCGGCTGGAGAAGGTCGAGACGAAGCTCGCACGTCCGGGCGCGCAGGGCGGCGAGCGTGGCGAGAAGCAGAGCCCGGAAGCCGATGCCTACAAGTCGGCGTTCCTCTCGTGGGTCCGTAATCCCCACGATCCGGAGCGCCGCACCGCGTTGCAGCAGCGCGCCAAGGCGCTGCGTGCCATCGAGGCCAAGGCGTTCGGCGATGACGATGGCTTCGAAACCCGCGCAACGCAGACCGTCACCTCCACCGGCTCGGCCGGCGGCTTCGCCCTGCCCGAAGTCATCGAGCGTGCGATCGCGCGTCTGTCGGTGGACATTTCGCCCATTCGTCAGATCGCCACGGTGCGCACCGTCGGTAGCCCGGACTACAAGGAGCTGTTCGACATCAACGGCGCCGCATTCGAGTGGGTGGGCGAGACCGGCGCGCGCTCCCAGACCAACACCCCGAACCTCGCGGAAGTGGCGCCGACCTTCGGCATGGCGTCGGCCAAGCCGCAGGCCTCGGAAGAGTCGCTGGACGATCTGTTCTTCGATGTCGAGGGCTGGCTGGTGTCCTCGGCCTCCGAGGCGATTGCGGCGGGCGAAGGCCTGGCGTACGTCAGCGGTGATGGCACCAACAAGCCCACCGGCCTCTTGGCGGGCCCGGCGCCGGTCACCACAGCGGACGCCGCGCGCGCCTTCGGCACGCTGCAGTACATCGCGTCCGGCCAGGCTGCGGCGATGCCCACCAGTGCGGATATCTTCCTCGACATGGTCTATTCGCTGCGCGCGCGCTATCGCAACAACGCCCGCTGGCTGACCTCGAAGCTGGTCCTCTCGGCCCTGCGCAAGTACAAGGACAGCCAGAACCAGTACCTGTGGCAGCCGTCGTTGCAGGCGGGCACTCCGGCGACCTTCCTGGGCTACGCGGTGACCGAAGCGGAAGACATGCCCGCTGTCGCCGCGAACGCTTTCCCGCTCGCCTTCGGCGACTTCAAGGAGGGTTACCTGATCGCCGATCGCGTGGGCATGCGTATGACCCGCGACGAGATCACCACCCCGGGCTTCGTGAAGTTCTACGTGCGCAAGCGCACCGGCGGCAAGCTGCGCAACACGCAGGCGATCAAGCTACTGAAGATCGCGGCGACCTGATCGCGCAGCGCGAAAACCATCCCCACAGAAGGGCCCCATACCGGGGCCCTTCTCTTTGGAGAGCATCATGAAGCTGAAGGCAACGAAAAACTTCTCCTGGGCGCACCGCGGCGTCGAAATCGAGCATTTCGAAGCGGGCCAGGTCATCGAGACCGACGACGCCGATCTGGTTCGAGTCGCGAAGGGCGAGGGCTGGGCCAAGCCTGCGGGCAAGGACGACGGCGGCGCGCCGGAAGACAAGTCGAACGGCAACCCGCCCGAGAACAAGTAAGCCATGGGCCTGCGCCGGACAACTGAGCCCGGCGTCGAGCCGGTAGCGCTGGCCGAGGCGAAGCTCCATCTTCGCGTTGACGGCGATGCAGAGGACGCGAAGATCGCGGGCCTCATCAAGACGGCGCGCACCGATTGCGAATCCCGCATCGGGCGCACCCTCATCACGAGCGGGTGGACGCTGACGCTCGACTGCTTTGGACAACTCGCCGAACTGCCGATGCCGCCGGCGATTGCGATCACGTCGATCAAATACACCGATCCGAGCGGCGCGGAACAGACCATCGCCTCCAGCGCGTATCGCGTCGATGTGTCGAGTGAGCCGGCTCGCATCGAGCCAGTCAGCGACTGGCCGGCCACGGCGGAGGTGCAGGCAGCGGTCCGTGTCGTCTACACCGCCGGATATGGTGCTGCCGCCGATTCCGTTCCGAGTCCTGCGAAGGACTGGATCCTGCTGGCGGTGGGTGATCTTTACGCCAACCGCGAACGTTCCAGCGAGAAGACGAAACTGCCGATGGACTTCGCGGACTCGTTGCTGGACCCGCTTCGCATTTGGGGATGACGATGCAAGCCGGATCACTTAATCGCCGCATCCGCATCGAGCGCAGGCTCGAAGGCGAGGACGCCGCTGGCCAGCCGCAAGAGGCCTGGGACCCGATGCCGGTCGCTGAGGTATGGGCGAACGTGAAGGGCGCCACCGGCATGGCATCGATTCGGCAGACGAGTCCGCAGGACAACGTCGCCGCGTCGGTGAACAGCTACAGCTTCCGGATCCGCTATCGCGAAGGCATCGACGACGGCATGCGCGTCGTCCTCAGCGGCGTGCCGTTCGACATCAAGCAGGTGCGCATGGACCACGCGGGCCGCGAATGGACCGACCTGGTGTGCGAGCAGGGCGGAAACGATGGCTAAGGGCTCGTCCTTCGACGCGAGCGAATGGCTCACCGGCTTGGCCAAGCTGGTGGACCCGAAGCTACGCGAAAGCCTCGCGCGATCGATGGCTGTCGCCGGCGGCAAGGTGCTCCGCGATGAGGCCAAGCTGCAGGCGCCGGTGAAGGACGGGGTCCTGCGCTCGGCGATCTACCTCGCTTTCAAGGATCAGCGCTCGAATGACGCCCAGGTCGTCTACTCGGTGACGTGGAACGCGAAGATCGCCCCGCACGGCCACAACGTGGAAATGGGGCACTGGCGCTACAACAAGATCGTGAACGGCCGGCCGCAAAAGAGCCTGCGCCCGGGCCTGAAGAAGGGCAAAGGGGCCGAGGATCACGTGCCTCCGGGCAAGTTGAAAAACCGGAAGTGGGTGCCGGGTAAGCCCTTCCTGACGCCCGCGTATCACAACGGCGCGCAGCGATCCCTGCAGGCGATGATCGCGCGCGGTCAGCAGCGTTTGCCTGAACTGCTCGCCGGCGTATCGCCCGAGGCGACGGAATGAGCTTGGAAGCAGACCTGAAGACGCTGCTCGGCCCGCTGGTGCGCAATCGCGTGTATCCCGACGTCACGCCCGAGGATCCGAAGTACCCGCTGATCGTGTACCAGCAGGTCGGCGGCGATGTCGTTGAATTCGTCGAGGGCAAGGTCGCCGACAAGGATCACGCGCGCATGCGTGTGCACGTTTGGGCGAAGACGCGGCTGCAGGCGACGCAGATCGCGCGCCAGGTGCGCGTCGCGGTCGTCGAAGGCGAAATGAAGGGCACCACCTACGGCGCGCCGGTCTCGCTGCACGAGGACATGCTGAAGATCTACGGGAACCGCACCGATTACGGGATCTGGTACACGCCGGACCCATGAGCAACCGAGCCGCCCGCGAGGCGGCTTTTTTGTGCCCGCCGTTTGGCGGGACCAGTCACCTCGCCAAACCCACAGAAGGAAAGCACCATGAGCGTCTCGCTCCCCAATGGCTCCACGATCCACATCGCTAGCGGCACCGGGGCCGCCATCAACGTCACCGCCATCTCCAACGTCGCGCAGGCCGTGTGCACCGCGGCGGGACACGGCCTGGCCAACGGCGACTTTGTCATCCTGACGTCCGGCTGGTCGCGCCTGACCGACAAGGTCTTCCGCGTCGCCGGATCCACGACCAACACGTTCGAGCTCGAAGGCGCCGACACCAGCGACGTCAACATCTACCCGGCCGGCGGCGGCATCGGTTCGGTGAAGAAGGTCACCGGCTGGACGCAATTGCAGCAGGTGCTGCAGACGCAGTCGCAGGGCGGCGAACAGCAGTTCGCGCCGTACCAGTTCCTCGAAGGCGATCGCGAAGTCCGCATCCCGACCACGAAGTCCGGCGGCGGCCTGACGATCACCGTGGCGGATGATCCGACGCTCCCGGGCTACATCCTCGCCAGCAAGGCTAACGATGACCGCGTCGAGCGCGCGGTGCGCGTCACCACGGCGAAGGGCAGCAAGATCCTGTACCTGTCGTACATCACGATCGACAAGACGCCGACCATGGACGTGAACAACGTCATGGCCTGCCAGGCGACGCTGTCGCACCTCAACGAGCCGGTCCGCTACGCGGCCTGATCCCCCATCGCGGGGCAGGGTTGCCTGCCCCGCAGTTCTGAGAGCCCCCGATGTTCAAGATCAAGAGCGAACCGGCGTTCCCCGCCACCATCACCATCATCGGCCAGGGCCGCGAGCAGAAGCTGGCGCTTGTGTTCCGCCACCGCATTCGCACCGAGTACGCGGATCTCCTACAGGCCGTCGCCAAGGGCGAGAAGACCGTCGAGGACGCCGTCCTCGAAGTTGTCGAGTCGTGGGAAGCGGATGCGGAGCTGAGTCGCGACACGCTGGTTCTGCTAGACGAGCAGCAGCCAGGCGCGTGCTGGGCAATCCTGATGGGCTACCAGAGCGCGCTGGCGGTCGCCCGCAAGGGAAACTGATCGGCGGCGCACAGGCGCTCTACTGGACGAAGCCGACGGCTCAAGACCTCAACGGCTTCGATCCTGAGGACTATGCGTCGCCCGAGCAGCAACGCACTTCCGTCTACTACGACCTGGACGCGAAGGATTGGTTCTTCGACCTATGGGAGGAGAACTGGCCGCCGCTGCAGCTCTATATCCAGCTGCAGACGCAATGGCGCGTCGGCATGGGTGGGCCCTATGGCCTGGACTACAACGTCGTCTTCCACGAGCTCGATCGGAAGGGCCTCGAACCCGAGGCGTACGACGAAATGCTGGCGGCGATGCGCGTCGTCGAAGAAGTCGCCCTGAAGGCGATCACGAAATCGAACTGACCACGGCCCGCCTCGCGCGGGCCTTTCCTTACTGGGACGGCAATGACTGAAGTCATCGGCACCGCTCGCCTCGATATCGTGGTGAACACCGAGGACCTGGAGCCCGCGATCGAGCGCGCGAAGCGCGGCGTGACCGGCATGTCGCAGGCGGCCCAGGCCGAATACCAGAAGCTCACCGGGGCGGAGCGCCGGCGCGCGGACGCATTGATCCGCCAAGCCGACACGCTTGGCCTTACGCGCGCGCAGCAGGTCGCCTACAACGCGACTCTGCGCACGTCCGGCGCGCTGCACGACGAACTCATCGGGCGCATCCGCGCGTCGGAAACGGCGACTCGCTCCGGTGCGAATGCGTTGAACCAGTACGGCCAGTCCGCGAAGCAGGCGCAGGCGGCGCTCCGCGGCGTACCCGCGCAGTTCACCGACATCATCAGCTCGCTGCAGGGCGGCCAGAACCCGCTCACCGTGCTGCTGCAGCAGGGTGGCCAGTTGCGCGACATGTTCGGCGGAGTCGCGCCGGCGGCACGCGCGCTCGGTGGCTCGCTGCTCGGCCTTGTCAATCCATACACACTGGTCGCCGGCGCTGCAGGTGCGCTGGCCATTGCGTGGCATAAGGGATCCGAGGAGGCGACGCGCTTCAACGAGGCGCTGATCCTGACCGGCAACTACGCCGGGAAGACCGCCGACGAACTCGCGATGCTCGCGAGCCAATACGATCAGTTGGACGGCGTTACGCAGGGCAGCGCGGCAGCGGCGATCGCGGCCGTTGCCAGCACCGGCCGCTTCACGGGCGAGCAGCTGGAAATGGTGTCGAAGGCCGCCGAGCAGATGCGCGCGGCAAACGGTAAGGCGATCGAGGAGACCATCGAAGAGTTCGAAGGCCTACGGAAGGATCCGGTCAAGGCGATTCTCGAACTCAACGACAAATACCACTTCCTCACGCGGACCCAGCTCGATCGCATCGAGACCCTGAAGGACGAGGGGCGCGAACAGGAAGCGGTGACGGAAGCGATGCGCACCTACGCCGGCGTCATCGGTGATCGCACGCCGCAGATCGTCGAGAACCTCGGCTACATCGAAAAGGCCTGGCGCGGGATAAAGAACCTGACGCGCGAGGCAGTGGACGGCCTGCTGAGCGTCGGCCGTGCCGCGCCGGTGCAGCAGCAGATCGCGGATCTCACGCGCGCCAACTCGGTCGCGTTCAACGAGCTCCAGCGCTTCGATCCGTCGTCCGACATGGCGGCCTACATCAAGAAGGGCATCAGCGAGCGTTACGACGAGATCAAGCGGCTCAACAAGCAGCTTGCGGAAGACGCGGCGAAGGCAAAGCCGCAGGCCACAGTCGACAGCGCCACGGAACGTGCGCGCTTGGAGGCTGAGAAGGAATTCGACCGTGCGGCGCTGTCCAACCTCGACAAGAAGGCGAAGCTCGAGCGCGAGATCGCCGACCTCAAGGAAAAGGGCGCGAAGGCCGGCAAGAGCGCGGCGGAGATCGACAAGGCGGTCAACGATGCGCGGGCGCGCTTTGCCGAAGCCGAGGCGCGGTCCCAGCGGAAGGGGTCGAAGACCGATCCGACGGCGGCGCTACTGAAGCGAGTCCAGGACCAGACTGCGCTCAACGCGGAGCAGGCGCGGAGCACTGAAACGCTGACCGCCAGCGAGCGTATCCGCATCCAGGTGCTGGAGGAGCTGGATCGCATCGGGGGCAAGGTATCGGCCGGGCGGCGCGCAGAGATCGATGCCGCGCTGGAGCAGTTGCGCGTCAGTGGCGAGCTCGCCGAAGCGCACATGAAGGAAGTGCTGGCCAAGCGCGAGCTGGCGAAGTTGCAGGACGAGATCACCGCACGCGAAGGCATCCAGCGCGAGCAGAACAATCTCGACCTCGCGCGCTACGGCATGGGGAGTGATGCCGCCGACCAGGCGCTGCGCCGCCTCGACATCGAGCGCCAGTATGCGAAGGAGGTCGAAGACCTGCACAAGCGGGCAGCGTCCCAGCAGCGCGAGGTGCTCGCCGAGGAAGAGCAGGCGCTTCGCGAGAGCCGCGACCGCATGATCGTGGAGGAGGAGCGCTACCAGCGCGAGCGCGCTGCAGCGATGGGCGACTGGCGCAACGGCGCGACTGCCGCGGTGCAGGACTTCGTAGCGGACTCGGCCGACATCGCAGGGCAGATGTACGACATCTGGAGCGGTGCGTTCTCCGGGCTGTCGGACGTGATCACCGACTTCATCACCACGGGCAAGGGCGATTTCGCCGGCTTCCTAAACAGCCTTGCGGCCGATATCACTGCCTTCGTGGTGAAGCAGCAGCTTTCGAAGTGGTTGGGACAGCTCTTCGGTGGGGGTAAGCAGTCAGGCGGCGAATTCAACGGCGAGACGATGGGGACGATCTTCGACCTCTGGTCGAGCAGCGGCTGGGGCTTCTCGTCCGGCGGCTATACCGGTGCCGGCGGAAAGTACCAGCCGGCGGGCGTCGTCCACCGCGGCGAATACGTGATCAACGCCGAGGCGACGCGGATGCTCGGCCGTTCGTTCCTCGATCGACTCAACGGCGGCCAGGTGCCTGTGGTGAGCGGCGGCGGTGGTGGCGACACGTACGTGGTGAACGTGCCTGTGACCGGGCGAGTGGACACGTCGACGCGGTTGCAGATCGCGAACAACGTGACCCGTGAGCAGCGCCGCGGCGCGAGGTTCAAATGATGGCCTTCGACGAAGACAGCTTCATCGATTTCCGCCTCAACACGAACTACCGCTATGGATTCGTGGGCGGGCCGAACTTCGCGACGCTGGAAAAGCGACTTCGCTCCGGTGTCACCCGTCGGCGGCCCTTGATGGATATGCCGCTGCATCGCTATCGCGCCGAGCTGGCGACCTTCAACGAGGACGAGCGCGCGGCGTTGCTGGATGCGCTCTGGGTCGCGGAGGGCAAGGCGTACACATTCCGGTTCCGCGACTTCAACGACTGGCGCGTCAGCAATCAGGTGCTCGGTTTCGGTGACGGCACGAGCACGCCGATCCAGCTGGTCAAGCACTACACGCGCGGGCCGAAGACCAAGAGCCGCGACATCACGCTGCCGGTCGACGTCGCGATGACGGCCGACGGCGTCCCGTTCACGGGGTTCGTCGTGCAGCCGATTGGCGGACTGGTGATCCCGACGACGGTCTGGCCCGCCGGCGCGCTGCTCGCCTGGACGGGCACGTTCGATGTCTGCGTGCGTTTCGCGAACGACTACAACCCTCTGACCAGCGTGGCCAGCCGCGTCAACGAACTGATGATCGAGCTGCAGGAGGAGCGGTACGGATGAGCCGCATCATCCCCGCTTCACTGCAGCCCAAGCTCGATCGACACGTCGGCGTGTTCACACGGTGCGTTCGCTTCCGGTTGAGGAGCGGCCAGGCGCTCGGCTTCGCAATGTGGGATCGCGACATCACCTACGACCACGGCGACGGGCTGGGCCCGCTCACGTACTCCGCATCGCAGGGCATCGATCCATCTACGATCGCGTCGGACGTGGAGTACTCGGTCTCGAACTCCGAAGGTCGGATACTCGTCTCGACCACGCTGCAGGGCTTGACCTTGGAGATGGTCGAATCCGGCGCGCTCGACGACGGGCAGTGGGATTGCTTTGTTCTCGACCATACCAACCCGGCGACGGGCAGCGCGTGCCTGCTCGATGCTGGAGATCTGGGCGAGGTTCGCACCGAGAACGGCCTGGTCATCATCCCGGAACTGCTTTCGTACGCGATGCGGCTGCGCCAGCTCATCGGCGGGGTGTGGCAGCGCCCGGGGCGGTGCATCTTCGGCACTCCGGCGAACTCGCAGACCGGTTGCGGCGTCAACGCCGAGGTCCTGTGGCAAGACGGCACCGTCGCGAGCGTCGGCGTCGAGAGCGATCGCTCATTCACGGGCAGCTTCGCGGGTTTCTTCCCGGGGCGGCTGGAATTCACCAGCGGACCGAACAGCGGCCGTCGCTACGCGATCGAGTCCGTCGACGGGAACACCATCACGCTTGCTGAAACGACGCCGTACGCAATCGAGGATGGCCAGCAATACCGGCACCGCCCTGACTGCACGAAGCTGAAGGAAGGACCGCTGGGCTGCGACAGCTACGGGAACTGGCCGAACTACAAAGGCGAGCCCACGATTCCCGTCGGCGACGGAGTCGCAGGCAGCGTACCGGGTGGCAAGTTGCCCGGTGGTGGCGGTTGGGTCGGCGAGACACCGCCGCAGGTGCTCGAGTGAGCGGCGCCGGGCTGGCGGTTGCGCACGCGCGATCTATGATCGGCACCCCTTGGCGACATCAGGGGCGGAAGCCATGGGCCGTGGACTGCCTCGGACTGGTCATTCTGTCGCTGCGCGCCGGCGGCTGGTCGCGCACTGTCGAGGTTCCCGCGCGCTATGGCCGCGAGCCATGGGATGATCGATTACGCCGCGGACTGCGCGATCACTTCGGCGATCCTGTTGGCGAGCCGTGGGCAGTGGGCGATGTCGCGCTCGTGCAGTGGGGGAATGGCGAGCCGTCGCATGTCGGCCTGCTGGCTGATTACGTGCACGGCGGCGGCCTGTCGATCATCCACTCGATCAACCTTCATGGGGTGATCGAGACCGCGCTCGCGGGCCGCATCCGCGATTGCGTGATCGAGGCGTATCGACCTCAGTGGGGTGATCTGCCGTGAGTGATTACGCAGGTCCCGTCTTAGGTGCCGTAGGCGCCGTCGTCGGTTGGTTCGTTGGCGGCCCGGTTGGCGCATCGTGGGGCTGGGCAATCGGTTCGACGCTTGGTGGCGCGTACTCGGCCTCGCAACAGGTCATTCCCGGTCCCAAGATCGGTGACGTCCAACAGCAGACGTCGCAGGAGGGCGGATTCCGTCCGATCATCTTCGGACGATCGCATCCGATCAAAGGCAACGTCATCGCCGACAGTGATCCGCGCATCGTCAAAAAGCGCGAGCGCCAGGGCAAAGGCGGCCCGAAGGTCGAAACCGAGTACGCGTATCGCACGTACGCCGTCGGCTTTTGTGAGGGCGAAGCCTCGCTCCTGCAGGTCTGGCGCAACGGGATTCTGGTGTACGACGTCGAAGATCCCTCGATGTCGGCGGAGAACTCCAAGTTTCTCGAGTACGCGAAGTGGCACACCGGCACCTTCGACCAGATGCCCGACCCAGATCTGCAGGCGATCTACGGCGCAGGCAACACGCCGTTCTTCCGCGGGACGGCGTACCTGGTGCTGGCGAGCGAAGACGTCACCGATCAGCGCGGCGCGTGGTCGCAGTGGCAGGTGCGTGTGTTCCGCGGCGCAGCGAAACGCGTGACGACGACGCCATACCCCGTTGAAATCGTGGAAGCGTTTGAGCCGCGACTGTCAACTAGTCGCGGTCAGCTCTACTCGATTCCGATTGAAGAGTTCTCTGTCTCCATCGACATTGTCAGTGGCATCCTGCGCCAGCCAGTCATCGATTACGCGGCTGAGCCGGAGGCCTACGTGCCCGACGCTTCGATCATCAGCGGCGTCCTCGACTCAATCCTGGTCACGTACTCGGCACCGCCTGTCGAATACAGCCCGACGGTCGCGCTTCAGTCTGGCGTGCTCGATCAGATCGTCGTGACCTACAGCGCGCCACCAGACGAATACCAGCAGTCCATCACCATCCTTTCCGGATCCCTGACATGAGCAAGCGCATCGAGATCGTCACCCCGCAGTTGGTAACCCGCTACGCAGGTCGCTGGAACCTCAAGGTGATGAGGCCCGATGGGCGCATCCGGGAGGAGCTCGACTTCAAGAACATGATCCTGAACTCCGGTTTGGACCAGCTCTGTTCAAACGCGGGCAATGTCGGCCAGGCCATCGTCGTGGGCAGCGGTAACACTGCGCCAGTTGCAACGCAGACCCAGCTTGCGGCGCTGGTTGCTACGCAGAGCCAGGGCTCGTCGCCGTATTACACCGATCAACTACAGGCGACGGCGCCGTACTATGGTACAAGCGTCGTCACCCGCCAGTTCGCAGTCGGCGCGGCGGCCGGAAACTTGACTGAGATAGGGCTCTGCAACGGCGCGAACCAGACTTCGCAGCCGCTCTTCTCGCGTGCACTGATCCTTGATGGGCTCGGGCAGCCCGCCGCGCTGACGGTCCTATCGGATGAGATACTGATCGCGACGCACTACTGTCGTCAGTACGTCCCAACCACTGACGTTAACGGGGTGGTGAACATCTCTGGTGTGAACTACAACTACACCATCCGCGCCGCTGAGTGCACCTCCGCGAACAGTGGCTTCCGGCGCGTGCTCGACCCGCTCTCGATGAGGCAACGGCAAGGCGGTGACGTCGGATTCTCGGCATCCACGCAGACGCTTGGGCCAATTACCGGGATTCCGGCCGGCACAGCAAGCACAGTGCTCAGCGCGCAGTTCGCCGTTGGTGGATACACGGCCGGGAACTATTACCGCGACATCACGATGAACTGCCCCATCGGTAGCATGAACTCCGCTGGCGGCATTGGCTCCATCGTGATCAACACGACCCGCGGCAGCTATCAGATGAGCTTCACGCCGGTGATTCCCAAGGACGCGACAAAAATCCTTCAGCTTGTGTGGCGTTTTGGTGTGGCCCGTCTGTAGCCCAAGCCAATGATTCCCGAGAACAGACTCGCAACATCGGCAATCGCTGCCGGATTCATCGAACAGACGCCGCGGCCGAACCCGCTTGTCGATTACGAGATGGGCGGCATCGCGCTGAACGACGCAAGTCAGGGGTTGCAAGTCCAGCTGTGGACGGTGCGATACGACAAGGCGACCGGCGACGTGTTGCTGTCGGCGCCGTCGGCGCAAGAAACGGTAGCTTTCAACCGGCCAGCAGTGACGGAACTAAGCCTGGCATTCGACCAGAACATGAATCCGTTCATCGCGTTCGTCCAGGGTGGAACTGCGAGGTTCTGGTGGTATGACCCCTTGGTGCCCGGACAGGTGTTTGAGGAGTCGCTGATCGCTTCAGCGATCACACCTCGGTGCACCCTCGACGACAAGCGCGGCACGCAGACGGCCAATTCGGACATCATCCTCGCGTATGTGAGAGGCGGGTCGCTGTACTTTCGTCAGCAACGCGATCGCTATCAGGTCGAGCGCTTACTGCAGGGAGGCGTGAACGGCGGACTGAAATGGATCGGCATGAACGCGAACTGCCGCCTTCAGTTCGAGCTGGAAGGCAACGGTTCTGAGAATTGGACACTTCCTGACGTTATCGAGGATCTGTGCGTTCGCGCTGGCCTTAGGCAGGACCGCCTCGACGTCAATTTGCTTGACTGGCAGAAGATCGTTCGCGGGTACACGATCGGTTCCGCCTACCAGGCCGCGGGCATCTTGCAGACGTTGTCGTCGGTCTTCTTCTTCGACCCGGCGAGCGCGAACGGAAAGGTGGCGTTCGTTCCCCGAGGGCGCGATGCGGTGGCCACGATCACCAACGACGACATGATCGACGACGGCGATGACTCCGATATCGAGGACAGCCGGCGTCTGGACAACCTCGGCGTCCCTCGCGTTCTGCACCTGAATTACTATGACGTCGCCGGCGGGCTCAACACGGATAAGCAGCGCAGCGAGCGTCCGGAGGGGACGCGCGCCGATGGCGAGCAGTCGCTGCAGACTCCGGTGGTATTGTCGGCCGACGAGGCGGCGTCGGTGGTGGCGATCACGCACGGGCTCATGGTCGAGCAGCAGAAGGGCGAGCTGTCGTTCGCGCTGCCGGACAACTGGCTTCGCCTGACCGAGTCGGATGCAGTGTTCGTCGAGACCAACAACAAGATGGTGCGCGCGATGCTCACGCGCGTGGAGACCGAGGACGGTGAGCAGCGCTACAAGGCGATGCGTGACCGCCAGAGCCTTTACCGCACGCAGGTGCAGGGCATCCCCGCAGCGCCGGTGAAGCGGCCGCCGTCGTCGGTCGCCGGCGCAACCGCGCTGGAGTTCCTCGACATCGCCATCCTGCGCGACACGCACGACCAACTCGGCTTCTACATCGCCGTGTCGGGCATCCTTCCGGCGTGGCCCGGCGCACAGGTGGAGCTGTCGCTGGATGGCGGCGAAACCTACATCGAGAGCCAGAGCACGAATTCGAGCAGCATCGTCGGCGAGCTGGCTTCCTCGCTCGGGCCGCACCCCCACGAGTACCCTGACGAGACGAACACGGTCCAGGTCTACCTCAAGACCCCGAACGCCCTGCTGGAGAACACCGACCTCGCCGGCATGATGAACCGTCGGAACCGTGCGCTGATCGGTGATGAGCTGGTGGCGTTCGGTGATGCTGACGAGCTGTCGCCTGGGACGTGGGCTCTGTCGCACCTGCTCCGGGGTCGAAAGGGAACGTCCAGCGCCGGCACGCACGCGGTGGGCGAACGCTTCGTGCTGCTCGACACCGCCATGTTCATCCCGGCGGACTTGTCGTGGCTCAACCGCACGCTGACGTTCCGCGCCGCGACCTTCGGGCGACCGATCGATGAAGCGACGATCGCCTCCGTCGTGTTCGTCGGTCGCGCGCAGCGCGAACTTGCGCCGGCCTACCTCCAGGCGCGCCGGGACGGCATCGACGCCGCCGTCAGCTGGCAGGGTGTTGGTCGCCTCGGAAGCAGCGTGCACGTCGCGATGGGCGCGTACTTCGCCGGCTACCGCCTCACGCTCACCGACGGGACCACCACGCGCGAGATCGACACCGCCGCGACCACCTACACCGGCTCGCTCACCGCGTTCACGGGCCCGGTGACGGTGCGCGTGCAGCAGCGCAATCAACTGACCGGGCTCGGCCCGTACATAGAGGTCACCATATGACGACTCCCAGCAACGGCATTCCGTATGTGCCGGAGAACACTCAAGATCCCGCCGCAGGGTTGAATCTGTCGCTGAACGTGCTGGACGCCCTCCTGCAGACCTTCGTGCTCGACATGGACCTGACCGCGCCGCCTGGAAGTCCCGCCGACGGCGAGATGCACATCGTCGCCGCCGGCGCGACCGGCGCTTGGGCGGGGCAGGCCAACAACCTGGCGCGTTACGTTGCCGTCAGCACCAGTTGGCAGTTCTACACGGCGGGCGACCAGGTGCGATTCGTGTTCAACGTCGAAGACGGCGGCCTGTACGTCTGGCACAGCGGCGCGTGGGCACTGCTGGCGCAGGTGACGCCGTAAGGCGGCCGCTCTTTCTCAGGCGCTGAGATGGCCCGGCGTACGATGCGGGCATTTTCGAGTGGAGTCTCTATTCACCTGGTCCAACGGGCCGCCGACCGTGCTGCGGCTGCGCGGGACTGAGGTCGCGCGCCTGAGCCAGAAGGTCTCCGGCGAGTGGACGGCAATCCTCAACCAACATCTGCCGGGCGACGACCCGCGGCGGCGCCCGTGCGACTGTCGCAGCTACGAGACCGGAAAGGCCGGTGTGGACGAATGGGCGAGGCGACACGCGGATCGGCTCGATCGCGAGGTCGGAATCATCGAATCCCGCCGGCACCGGCTGGGATGCTTACCGAAGGGGTAGCCACCGTCTCACGGCGTGAGATGCTTGGACGGCAAGCTTCACCCGTGACCAGCAGGTAGCCGCCATGACCGAAAAGCTCGCCTGGGCCGCGATCGAGCCCCGCCTCCGCCAGCTCCGCCTATCCGCCGACGACCTCAAAGAGCGTTTCCCGGACGAAGCCGACTTCATGCCGCGGTTCGCGGACCTGGCCGACGACATTCTCGAAGCGGCTAACGATGACTGCTACGACGATGCGAGCGTGCGCATCACCGACATGCTCATCGATCTCGGCTACGTGCCGGAGCACGAGCGGCAGAACTAAAACGCCGTTGCCGTTCGCGGGTCCTTAGCAATATCGGGATTGTTCTCTGCCTGAGTAAGCATGTCTGCCCCCATCTGTAGCTGACCACGGCGATCACGTTGGGCGATTCCGGGGAAAGCGTTCCTTAAAACTAGGAGTTCCTGCGGAACGTCGTCGGCTAGCTTCTCGGGATGCAGAGCCAAATACCAAGCCTCAAACACTTGGAACTCAACCGGGGCCGCAGGGGCGAGATGAAAGTAGTCGTGAACAGCGAGGAAGAGGACCCCATCCACGTTTGACCCTTTGAGGATTTCGAGCGTGCCCCCCGGATCACGGTCTGCGTGTTTGCTGAAGTTCCGGTCGGGGTTGATGAAGTGCTTCGCCAGGTCGAGGCCGTCAGATATTTCGGCCCGAACAACGTTCGAAAAATTGTCGACCTTGTCGTGCTTGCACAAGGTGTCGATGATTTCCCACGCATTCGAAGCGAGCGCATAGACTGACACTGGGTCACCGTGGCCAAAATGTAGCCGAACCGCCGTAGCGAGCTGCCGGCGCGCGACGTCGATCTTAGTCAGATTAATCAGATCCATCCGAAAGCTAAGCCGCCAGGCGATGTTCGTAGTAGGGGTGGCGCTTGTCATCGAAGATCGCATAGAGCGCGGCGAGGTTTCCCGCTTCCGGCTGCAGCCACGCGTCGATGTGCTCGGGCTTGATGTTGATGATCGTCCGGTCGTGCCCGGCGGCTGCGACCTCCGGCTCCGGCTCGTCGGTAATCGCCGCGAACGAGTAGAGGTCAGGCGCACCCTTGTAGCCGGGCGACCGATTCCATAGGCAGGCGATCAGCATCGGCTCCGCCGTCTTCGGCGTGAAGGCTAGCACCTGGTTCTCGCCGTTCGGCCCCTCGACGTTCTCGTAGAAGACGTCCGCCACCATGATCCCGTGCTGGTAGCCGAACAGGTCCTTCCACGAGGTTTCGAGCTTGTCGCGCCGTGCGTTGTAGGTGCCCGGGAACCTGCGCTCCACCGCCTCGGTCCAGCCCGGCATGCGGCAGAAGTAGCGCATCGGCTTGATAACGCGCCGGCCGTCCTCCCAGATCATCACGGGCGCGTACCAGTCGGGGAACACGCGCGAGTCGCGGGGTAGAGGATCGGTGCGCCGCAGGTCGGCCAGCTTCTGCTTCGCCGCCTCGATCTTGTTGGTGGCGATGCGCACGTCTTCCTGCGCCTTCTTCGTTACCTTCGTCTGCAGGGCGCGCTGCGCGGTGTTCAGGCGCGTGGTTTGGGTGAACAGCTCGGCCTCGGCTTTAGAGGCGGCTTCACGGTTCCACTGGGCGATGTTGCGCCAGATCTCGCGCTCGGCAGGCGTCTCGGCTTGGGTGAAGGCGTCGTCCATGGCCTTGGGCGTCTTCGGCCTGGTCTTCCCCTTGTCGTGGAAGTAGAGGATCGCGAACTCCTCGACGGAGATCGTGGCGCCGAACTCGCGGACGTACTTGCGGTAGT